GACTTGAACGCTCCGCATGTTCATGTCGTCGACACTCGTATGTGGACTTGGAGCGGCATCGCCGAGATCCTCGGCGATACGTCTACCGAGGCTCTGCGAGACGCTCTTGAAAACGGCGGATCGAAGTGGGCAGTCTATGCGTTAACCGGTACTGGCTTGCCACTGGCTCGCCAAGACATCCAAGAGAAGCTCTACACTTTACATGAGTACGGCATTGTGCCGGGCGCAGACAAGCTAGCTTTGGAAGTGAATCGAATGGAGTCTGTATTACAGAACCACAAGATCACAGCCTCGCAGCAAGACGTGGATGACGCTTTGGAATCGTTGAAGCTGGATCTAGTGCGACAAGCGAAAGATGACTCGTGGCAGGACAGGCTGCAAGCGGCAAGAGAAAAACTGACAGTTTGGAACGGTGATCCTGCTACGGAGCCTCAGCTGTGACAATAGCCTTGCAAGCGTCTAGTACCGTCAATGCTTCGACCGGAACCATGCTTACGCATGCGGCGGGAGACTTGTTGTTGTGGTTTGCCTACAACGATGGAGCATCAATAATTCCAACAGTTCCCGCAGGATGGGTAACGAGAGTTGCAATCTCGCTTAGCAGTGGTTCGTTAGTTATCGCGTACAAGTTTGCTCAGACATCATCCGAGTCTTACGGCACATGGACAAATGCGGATCAGATTTACGCAACGGTTTGGAGAGGTGGCCCGGGAACTCTTGTGTTTCCAAATTACATTTCGACCAACTCCGGCACGGGCACGACGATTGTATATTCTGCACAAACGGCAAACACATTTCAAACTAACGCAAGCGATCAAGCGTTGGTAGCGTGGGCGCAAAATCGCAATGCGGCAAATACTCTGTCAAGTCCGACAGGAATGTCGCTCGTTCAGTCGGCAACAGATAGTTCATTGTGGCAAACGCGATTGGATCACCAGTTGAGCCGCACAACAATTTGGCCGACGACCAACGTGACAGTTACCAATTCGGCAGCATGGCGGACATATGTTCTGTCGCTTGTGGAATCGCCAGTTTACGGTGCGACTGGCGGCGGCGGTACTTTCGATCCCCTAGACCACCCCTTAATCAAATAAACCATGAGCGAATACATTGGTGATTTCCTAGCAGGGTCGGTGATTAGGATCAAGTTTAACACCTTGAGCCAAGCCCTCGTACCCACCACACCAGCGGTAGCGATGACTTTCGCTGTGTACAAGAACAGCGTCACGGAAAGTACGTCCGGCATCAGCGTCTCTGCGGACTATGACGGCAAGGCCGGTCTTCACATGGTCACAATTGACACATCGGCGGATGCTACGTTCTATGCCGTAGGTGAAGACTACGATGTAGTCTTCACAGCGGGAACAGTCGACGGCAAAGATTTGACTCGCATCAAGCTCAAAGCCTTCTCGATTGAGAATCGCAATCGAAAAGCCAACGTAGTGCAAATCAACGGACAAGACGCCAACGCAGCGGCGGCGGTGACGTTCCCAGCCTCCGTAGCAGACGAAACGACTGTTGCCTCGCGAGCATCACAGGCGAGCGTCGATACGCTCGCCTCTTATGTTGACACAGAGGTAGCTGCAATCAAAGCCAAGACTGACAATCTGCCGGTAGATCCGGCAGATGCCAGTGATATTGCTGCCAGCTTCGTAACAGTCAATAACACACTTGCTACCATCTCAAGCTACATCGACACAGAGGTAGCTGCAATCAAGGCGAAGACTGACAATCTGCCGGTAGACCCGGCAGATGCCAGCGACATTGCCGCGAGCTTCGCGAGCGTAAATGCAGCCCTGGCCACGATAGCTGGGTACATAGATACCGAAGTAGCTGCAATCAAGGCCAAGACTGACAATCTGCCGGTAGACCCGGCAGATGCCAGCGACATTGCCGCGAGCTTCGCAAACATCACGACTCTTCTGGGTACGTTGGCATCCTATGTAGACACAGAGGTAGCCGCAATCAAAGCCAAGACTGACAATCTGCCCGCAAACCCAGCGGCAGTTTCAGATGTGCCTACGGCATCGGCTATTGCCGATGCGGTGCTAGAAGAAAATGTTGACGATCACGATGGGGTCGCACATAGTCTCGCTAAATACATCAGCATCATCAAAAAGTCCAACACCGTTGTCGAAGGAACCGTCACCTCAGCGACGACTCCAACGACAACTACCTTCTCCTCCAATGTCAACTACCCATCAGGTGCTTTCAAGCACGCCGTTCTGCTCTTCATCAGTGCGGCATCTCTGAACGAGCAGAACAGCCCAATCACTGGGTATGTAAACAGCAATGGGGTGTTTACAGTCGAAGAGGCGTTCACGTCCGCTCCGACTGTGGGCGACCAATTCATTGTTATACCAACCGTCCACGTTCACTCGATTTCCGCAATCCAGTCGGGCCTAGCCACCAGCACAGCGTTGGCCGCCGTGGCGGCCAACGTGACTGCCCTAGTGACCCGCATCCCAGCAACGCTGTTCTCGGGCATCACCTATATGTCGCGATGGCTAGGAGCCATCGCAGGCAAAACGGCAGATAGCACCACCCGAGCCGAAATCAACTTGACCACAGCGGGGGCAGGCTACAACGAGACGACAGATTCGCTCGAAGCGATCCGAGATCGCGGCGATGCTGCTTGGATCACCGGAGCGACCGGCCAAGGGTCGGGCGCGAGGATCGTAACGATCACGGTTCGAGACGCCTCGGCCAATCCGGTCGAAGCCGCCACCGTTCGCGTTTACCGGGCAGGGGAAACCTATGCTGGCGTTACCAACGCCAGCGGTGTGACTACTTTCAGTCTCGATGACGCGACGTTTACCGTCGCGATCACCGCCGCAGGGTTCAGCTTCACTCCGGTTTCGCTAGTGGTCAGCGGGAACGTCTCGCAGACGTACACGCTGACTAGCACCGGTGGAGTCACGCCGAGCGTGGCTCCACGGACAACCGGATACTGGACTGTGTTCGACCTGAACGGAGTCGCTCAGGCGGGTGCGCAGGTGACGATCCAGGCATCGTCACCACCTACAGGATCGACGGGCATCGTCATGGAAGATGCCGCTCGGACGGCCGCCGCCGACAACCAAGGGGTCATTCAATTCAACAACTTGGTTAAGGGGGCTACCTACATCGTTTACCGAACGGGAAGTCTCCGCAAGTACAACATTCTGGTTCCGGCCAACGCCGGAGATTCGGTCGCACTCGGAAGTATCGTGGGGTGATAAATGGCAAGAACAACTTTGGTCGCCGTCAACAAGATCATCCAGTACGACTCGACGAACGTACCAGATCCCCAGTTGATGATTGACAGTGCGTCTCTGATGGTGACGAACATCATCGGAACGTCCCTAGACGTGAATACCGCCGAGCTTGTCGAGCGGTATCTCTCGGCTCACCTGATTGCCATCAGTGACCCTCGGATACAAAGCGAGCAGGTCAAGACGATCCAAGCAAGCTACCAAGTCCGTCTTGCAGACGGACTTGGCCTGACGCACTTTGGAACCACTGCCATGATGCTTGATTCCAGCGGCAAACTTGCCGTCTGGAATAACAAGGTCGTCAAAGGCATGGTCAAATTCGATCTGTTCTGGGCCGGTAAGGAGGCAAACACCGATGTCACTTATTAGGCGTGCGCAGAAACAGACCATGGTCTATTGGCCTAGGGTAGGCACACAGAAGACCGGCGAACCTATTTGGGGATCACCGGTCGAGTATACCTGCCGGTGGGAAGAGATGCTCAAGGAAGTGCTGAGCAATACCAACACCCGAGTCATGTCTCGGGTGCAGACGATCACAGAAGTCCGCCTAGAAGTAGGCGGATTGATGCGATTGGGCACACTGGCCGATACCGCCTACTGGGACAACCCCAAGCAGAACTCAGATGTGTATGAAGTCATCGACTCGTCGATGACTCCGAACCTGCGAAACACCGAAACGCTCTACGAGGCTTGCGGCTAATGAGAGTTAAAATAGACGGAGTGCCTGCGCTGAGTAAGGCCCTTAGGGCATACGCCAAGGATCTAGGACACGCCTTTAGGCAGTCTAGTGCGGATGCCGCTGATACTCTTCTGAGGAATACGGACGTTTTCGTAAAGCAGGAAACTGGAGCCCTGCAAGCGTCTGGTATCTGGATGCAGGAAAAAGAAGGCTTACAGACTGAAACCATCATCGGATATGGGGCAGAGCCTGAATTCCCACACTACCGAGTATTCGTATCTTCGGGGCGTATTGTACTGCAAAAACCCGAGAAGTACGCCGCTAAGCAACACGATGAGATTCAAGAAGCCATACACCCTGGAACTCAGTGGAAGTGGATGGATCATGGAGTTGATATGTTCCAAAGCGTTATGGTCGGAATGATAGCAGAGGAGATGTCCAGAATATGACCGGTGCAGAAGCCTTGGCAGAGGTAATCGAGACAAATCTCCCAAACCTTGGATATTCAATATTCATCAATCACGTCCCAGACCAGCCAGATAACTCAATTTTAATCTATGAAATTGGGAGTGGTCGTTTGGAACCTCGGAAGCATCGATCCGGCAAACGCGATGAGCATCCCCGTATTGAAGTTCGCGTTAGGGGGGTGGATTCTACCGCAGGTGGGGTTCTTAAGCAGCTTTCGGATATGTTTGAATCCGTTTACGGGTTCCCTCTGTCCGATGGTCAAAAATTGCTAGTCATCACTAAATCTAATACAATAGGATTTGCAGGGCAAGAACAACAGACCCGGCGATACCACTACGCACAACAATTCCTGCTCACCATTTCGGAGTAAACGATGGCAAAGCTAACAGACGGGTTCAAGACACTCATTGCGATCACCGGGATTACTGCGCTTTTCGAGGAAATCGAAGTAACCCCACCCGAATTGGATGCCAACGGAGTTATTGACCAGACCACGATGCGAAATGGTCGCTACCGAACCAACCTCGGTAAGAAGTTGGTTACTCTGGGAACCATTTCGGTTGTGGTAGCATATGATTCAAATGTCATCCCGCAGATGCAGAACATTCTCGGGTCGAATCGTCAAATCGTCATCACATTCCCAGACGGTGCGACTTTCACATTCTATGCCGTCGTGAATAAATTCACGCCGGATGCTCTCAAAGAAGGTGAGCGTCCTCAGGCTACTTTGGAACTCATTCCAAGTAACTTGTCAACTGCCGCTACCCCAGCAGAAATCGGGCCTGTGCTTGCAAACGTGGTTACAACCACGACCACAACCACGACGCCTGCTCCGTAATCCTGGCCGAACACTTGTTAGTTTCCAGGCGAACCCGAGTGTTCGCCTTTTTTGTAGCAGAAGGGTGAAAAAATTATGTCAGATGCAGTGCGAATTTCAGTTCTCCGCAAGTCTCAGCCAGTCGAACTCGAACTCTCCGAAGGCGAGTTCGTTCGGTACTCCATCAAGGAGTTGACAGGGGCGCAGCGAGATGAGTATTTCAACAAGACGGCATCGAGAACTAATCGCGATGCGAATGGCGAGGTCGTGAGCATGAAAGACTACAAGGGTCTTTATAGCACCCTTCTGTCTTTCTGTTTGTACGACGCAGACAGCAAGTTGATTCCTGAGTCGAAAATCCAGGAATGGCCGGATACTGCTCAAAAGGCTTTGTTCGAGATTGCTATTGAACTCAATGGCCTCAGGATCAAGAAAGCCGACGAGGGCTCGGAAAAAAACGATTAGGGCCAGAAAAGTACCTGTGGTACAAACTGGCACATGAACTTGGATGGCCCGTATCGCTGATTAAGCAGTTGACTACGGTATCGGAATTTGATGAATGGCAGGCGTACTTTGAAGAACGCATGTCGCATTCAGAGAAGTCTGACTACTACTCTGCTTCGATGATACGGGCCATCTATGCTTCCCAGGGAGCAAAGGTAGGGCCGATCAATGAGTTCCTTTTGGAACTTAAACCATCCGTACCTGAGGAAAAAAGCTCGAAAGATACTTGGCTAGCTATTTTCGGAATGAAGGATGAGGATCAATAATGGCAGATCGAGAACTACCTCCAATTCGCGTCCGAATCGTCGCCGATAGCAAGAAATTTGATAAGGCGATCAAGGATGTTGAAGATAAGGCCAAGCGTCTCCAAGACTCTATCGATAAGGTAGCTTCGCAGAAAGCGTCTGCGAATGCTGTGAAGATGGCGGTCAAGAACTCTGTGGATTTGATCGAACGGGGCCTTAAACAAGCTGCACAGTCTCTGGTCGGTCAGATCCACACGATCCAAATAAAACATAAAGGGGTTACGGATTCGATAAAGAATGCCACAAAAGCCATAGAAAAATCCTTGGTCGATGCGGTAAATGATGCAGCAAAGAAATTTGCAACCCCAAGCGTGAGTAAAGCAGCGAATGCTGTGAAGATGGCTATGCAGAACGCCGTTGATCTGCTCGAACGGGATCTGCTCCGCGCAATCCAAGGTTTGGTTGCTACATCTAACAAAATAAATGTCTCTACGACTAAGATCAACAAGCAGATCAAGGCGTCCCTAGCCGCCATTACGGATGTCCTGATCAATTTGACAAACGGTCTGGTGGCAAAGACTAATTCTATACGACCCTCCGGCTCCGCTAGGGTTAATTCTACTATTCGACAAGCTGTCGATGTCGTGCTGCACAGCGTGCTTCGATACATTCGGCTGATGGTGGTGAACGCGCACAATATCCGGTCATCGGGAGCGGGTCGTGTGAACACTACGATTCGTCAAGCTATCCATGTGGTCGAACACTCTCTGCTTCGCTACATTCGGTTACTTGTAGTCAATGCCCACAATATCCGGCCTGCGGGCTCCGGCCGAATAAACGCCACCATAAGACAAGCCGTACAGGTAGTGCTGCACACCATCCTACAGGTCACACAGAATACTATAAGCACAGCCGCTCTCGCCATGCTTACTCGCGTCATGTATGTGCCCATGGTGCGAGCTAGACTTAGAGTCATCTTGCAGTCTACGCTACAAGCTGTTTTACAAATGATGCAAAACAGCTTTCAAGTAGCTACTAATACGGTGAACATCCAACCGATGGTCACAAGATTCACGAGACAGATGACTAGGCATGTGAACAACATGCTCAATAACATGCAAAACCAATTCGGAAACGCTGTAGGCGGCGGTGGCGGTGGCGGTGGCGGTGGCGGTGGCGGTGGCGGTGGCGGCAACGCTGCGGGAGGCGGAAACGCTGTAGGCGGTGGCGGCATGGGAGGTATGGGCGCGCGTGCTGATATCTATATGCATGCCAATGCGTTGAGTAGCCTCGTGCAGTCCGGCAAGGGCATGCTTGACGTATACGCCAACTTCAAGGCGGCGAGTGCAGGTATCGAAGTGTTTACGCGAGATGCTGCGAAGGCTAACGCTGTTATGGGGGACTTGATGCAATACGCTCAACAGACTCCATATAGCATGGCAGGCATCGCTGAGGAGACTAAGAATATGATGGGTCGCGGCGTTGCTGTCGATATGGCTACCGATGCTATTAAAAGACTAGGGGTCGTTGCCGGTGGTAGTCAGGAGCGGCTAAGCCGACTGTCTTTGGTCTTCTCTCAGATTATGACCAAAGGCAAATTGATGCAACAAGATTTAAATCAGCTAGCCGAGCATGGGTTCAATCCGCTGGTTACGATGGCTAGAGCATCGCTGAAGCCTGGGTTCACTGACGATGAACTCAAACAGCGGATCAAAGAAATCACACTAGCCAAAGAGCAAGGTCTGGTAACATCTGAGCATTTCGCGAAGGCTCTAGAAGTGGAGACTTCTAAAGGTGGCTACTTCGCTGATCTTCTCAACAGGATGTCGAAAGAGGTGGGCGGTCTAACTAGTCGATTATCTGAGATGTTTCTGGAGATGAAGCTGTCTGTCATGGATGTGCTGGATGCTAGGCTTAAAGATGCCCTAAAAACTGCTATTGTATATGTCAAAATGCTCCAAGATTGGATAAAAAATAATCGAGAGGCCGCCGCAAGAATAGTTGATTTTGTTGTCAAAGTCGTAGCCTTTATAGCCGCCTTCCACATGCTCGGATTGGCTGTGGCCAGTGTTCGTTGGTGGTTGCATAGTGCTGTTTCTGTGTTGTACGGACTGCGAGTAGTCTTGACACCTGTCATTGTATTGTTTCAATCAATGGCATATGTAGCCCAGTATGCTGGTGTCGTATTCGCCGGTGCGTTGCGTATGGTCACTGTTATGACTCAGATATACAATACAGTCACGCTCATGATGGATAGGGCGATTGCGGCTGCCTATAGAGGCATGGTCTACTTCACCACTAGCATATTGGGCAACGCAAGGGCTCTTGCGATCAACACGATAGCAATGTTGCGAAACTCTGCTGTCGGGAGATTTTTGGCATTATCTTACCAGACCATCCGTTCTGTGGGCCTTCTCGAATACTTCAGACAACTGGCAGTCGTAGTCGCACTGTCCACATTTGCGATGCTCCAAAATGCCGCTACTGGACTAATGGGTGCGGTTAGGACTGGCGGTGCTATAGGTTTGCTCGTGCGGATGATGAATGGATTTCGATTGGTTTCAATATTCGCTTGGATGTCTTTTTTAGGGCCGATCCCGTTAATAGTCGGCGGCATTGGATTGGTCGTAGCTGGTATTTTTGCTGTGATGAACGCATTGCAGGGTGCAGGCGGAATTTCTGGGGCGATAACCAAGATTTGGGAAACTATGCAGTGGTTTGCACAAGCCGCCTATGGTTTCTTTTACAACTTCGCAGAGAACGCAGGCATCATTGCCAAGTATGTTTATGAGAACTGGCGTTCGATGTTTTCGGATTTAGGTAAAATCCTTGGTGGGTTCTTTATGGCTGTCCCCGGAAACATCCTAGTCATGTGGAGAATGGGGCTACGACTCACCGTTGCCTTCGGAACATGGTTAATAGACTATTTGCCCAAAGCAATTAAAAATGCTTTCTCAGCCGCAATGGATTTCGTGAAAGACGTGTTCATGCGAATTCTGGATGCCGGTAAACGAGTATGGAAATTCATTACCTCACCTTCAGAATGGGGCAAAGGAACCAAAGCGATCACAAGTTTTATGGACACCCTTTCGGGGGACGTTGCAAAGACTCGCGAGGACGGATTTTTTGAAGCCGCTAAGACGATCATAAACGAAGAGACAGGCAAAATCAAAACGGGGCTCGAAGGAGTCGAGTTCTCATCCCCCGAAATGAATCTGAATCTCAAAGTTCCCGAGGCTCAAAAGCCCCCTGAGCCCCCAGAGTTGGCAATACCCGAAGCACCTACGGATGCTGCGGCTATGTTTGCTGCTATCCAACCAGATGCCAAAGGCACAAAAACGGGCACAAAAGGAAGCGACTACAAAGTACAGGATGCTATGTCTGTCCACAGCGGCGACTACACAAAGAGGATGGCTGAGTACATGGATAGAATGCGAGGTATGAAGGCCGCGACATCCGATCCGAAATTGCAAGCACAGAACAAAGCCAATCAAATCCTACAGCGGATTGAGAAAAACACACAGCAGAAACCTATGGAAGTCGCAGAACTCGACCTTTAGGAGATCTTTATGACAGCATACCTAGTCGGACTAAAAAACCAGAGCATGGCTCGTGATGAAGAAGGTCATAGAACCTACGATGTCATATGGCAATTCCGAACCAATTCGTATCTCGATGGGCCGGAGATGGTTTTGGCGGCGGTCAATACGCAACTGCCCCCGCTAGGCACTGCATATGCTATCGACAATGACTACGATCCGTGGGCGTTTCGCACGCCTGAACTCTCCATCTCGGTACACCGAGATGTCGAGGAAGGCGAGCCTACGTTGGATTGGATGGTCAGTACGAAGTACACCACCAAGCCGATGTCGAGATGCATGTTCCCGCCCATCGACAACCCGCTCCTTGAGCCGTTCACTCTTTCTGGTGACTTTGTTCACGTCAGTCGCGAAATGAAGGTGGACAAGGACGGCATGCCTCTCCGACACCCGAACTTTGAGCCGATCACCGGCCCCGAAGTTGAAGACAAGATCAGCTACCCTTCGGTCACAATCGGCTTTAACACCGGCGTCCTGCCGCTCAGCACTTATGTGCTACTCATAAACAAAGTCAACGACGCACCCCTTTGGGGTCTTCCTTCTAGGTGTGTACGCTTTACGGATGCGAAATGGGAGCGTGTGTTGTATGGGTCATGCTTCTACTACTACAAAGTCACATACACCTTTGAATGCAATCTGGAAACTTTCGATAAAAAAGTGCCAGCAATGGGGATGAAGATTAAAAAGGAAGGGACACTTGGAACCAAGGCAGAGGACTTCGTAATTGCAAAGGACAGCAAGGGAGAGAACATGGAAGTTGTTTTCCTCAATTCCTCTGGGGAGGCTGTGGATAACGAAGAAGATGTCTACATCCAGACGCTGAGAATTCCAAAAGAGGCCAATCTACTACTTCTCGGGATCCCAACCACACTCATACCATGACGCATAGAAACGAAGAGCAATTTTTGACCACCCAAGGCACTCCAAAAACCATAAACGACGATAGGTTTACCCTGGTTGTCCAGGGCCATTACCTTGAGTTCGAGACTGGGCAAACGACCGTTGCTCGATGGGCGTGCGACCGATTAGTTCCGTCCAAATACGCATCCCAGCAACAAAATATCAAAATTAACCCAGGTGAGAAAAAGGAGATCATTCTCCCAGAGTCTTGCGAGGCTTACGAACTGCTTCTGGGACACAAAGTCCCGCAACTGCAACAGAAAAATGAATTGCTGGAAAGCCAGCAGAAGATGAACGTAATTGAAATTTACAACGAATCGGGATTAGTCGGTACAATAGGGCCAGAGCGGATGATGTATGGACAGTTCAGTGGGAAGCTGTATGCGTCTTCCACACGATCTACCTCCATTTTGCATATCTCGGCCTTCCCCCTATGACTCAAAATAAATTCTACACGCTAACTAAAGAAGGTCTGAAGGTCGTCAAGGGGTTAGTCGAGGCGGTACGATCCGCACCACCCCCGTCGATGCTCCCTCCGACTAACAGAAACTTCCAAACCGCACCGGATGCGTACTGGGCTTTACCGCCATGTGAGACAGGACTACCTGCCGCAACCCGAGAAGACGGTGAGGTGTTTCCAGGCGAAGCCGTGTGCTGCCTGTTCAAATTAGATGAAGCCCAGAAGAAGCTGATCCCAGTTCTGGACGGCATTGATCTGCCAGTGAAAGTCCTGGTCTACAACTATTATGCCTTAACAACTACCGACTTCGTACAAGTCTTTAGGCATAAGAATGGTTATTGGACAAATGAGCGACCGCAGGAGGTAGCCTCGTCTTCCTCGACTACGTCTACACAGCCCCCAGACATATCGCCCAGACCCGTGTGCCAAGGTGAGTGCATATTCACTGCTGGGTTTGGGTTAGGCGGTTTGGTTTGGAAACCCCCGCAAGGCGGGTGTTCCAATACGACCACCTCAAGCACGACCACCACGACCACAACGAGTACGACCACCTCAAGCACCACCACAACAAGCACAACCCCCGCGCCGTGTTCGTACACGCCTTGTAGGCTTCGATGCATGCCCGTCACTACGACCACTGGCAGCCCGTCTGGCAGCACGTCCACGACAACTACAAGCTGGCCCCAATCGTGGCAGCCATCACTGCGTTATGTGGTCGTAAGCGATCTGTACAACTTCCCATGCACGGAGCCTTGCTCATGCTACGGGGTTGGAGATCCATGTTTTCTAGAGGAAGGCGAAGTCCTTAGCCAGTGTCTCGTAGTCTCCACGACGACCAGCACTACTAGCACGACCACAACTACCCCGGCTCCGGGAGAAGAGGCTTGCTCATTGGCAGCCTCCGTAGTCCCCGCGATCCCCGGCGAGTACAGAGCCGCCATATGGAAAGGCGGCGTCGGTGGTTGGGCGATCTGCCAAGATTGCCCAACAGGCCAAGTACCATTGCTAAAGGTAGGTAGCGTTGCCGCTTTTGATCCTGGGCCTACCTCGTGGGTGATGATACACGACACCCCATGCGTGGCCTCTCCATGCGCGCTCGACGACTCTGAATTCAGCACGGGCTATGCAGGCTTTAAGGCTTTTGGCTATGCTGATCAAGTGTTCTACTGGGGAGGGCGATACGGCTCAGAGGCTTTATTGTTTGAGGATGGGGAAAAGTTCGCTGGTAATTGGATACAATGCCAAAGTTGCCCTGCTGGGACTAGACCGTCAGCCAGTCCGCCAAAGTTCATATACTATCAAGATGTGTTTGTCAACGGGGTGACAGAATCCCCGATAGGTGTTTACCTATTTGAGTCCCCATGCGTGCCTGGGCCTCCCTGCGAGACGTGTGAGTCGTCACCGCTGAACGACTACCTGCCGATCAACCAAAACACCACAACAACGTCCACAACGTCCACAACGTCCACAACATCTACTACTCCTGTCCCGTGCGGATGTGAGCCTCCTACGTTTTGCCCTGTGTCCGCCTCTGATTGTGTGCGAACCGTCTGTCGCCCAGGCGGTGCGAGTATGGTGGGCATAACATGCCCAACAACTACTGGGGCTCCTGGTCAGTTTGTGTGTTATGACACAACGTACAACCAGGAATGCAACTGCGGTTCAAGCACCACATCGACTACGCTTGCTCCCTGCTCGGGATCTTGCTCATCTCAGTACCTCACAGGTCGCGGATATGTGCCAGTAAGCACATGCCAACCAGGATGCAACTGTGTGTTGTCGTACCCATCCACATCGCCGCCATGCGGGACTATCGTTTCTGGGAGTTGCGTTCGTCCAGGAACAACGCCGTCCAATTTATGCACGTCTTGCGAAGGATCTTGCATGTGGTACGCAGTGTATGAGGACGGGTACGGATCTACATTGAGATGGCAAAAAACTGTAGGTATGAACGACGGGTGTTTCCCAGTCCGTAACGGAGTCTCTGGATGTAAATGCCCGCCACACGGATCTTGGCCCAACATCGGCGGGTACTCTCCGGGATGTACTAATGTGCTAGAAGATAATCCGTGTTGTTGTGGTTGCTACCCACCAGCTACGCCGCCTGCGAGTATTTGCGACTTGGTAGAGACTGGCTGTCAGTTTAGGTCTATCGAACCGTGTGCTTGTTGCACAACTCAGCCTTGCGACAAGCAATGCACATTCAGAGGCAATCTTATCGGCGGCTGGGTTAAAATCGACGACCCATGCCCGTCGACTTGCCCCTGTCCAGCATATCCGCCGACTCTTAGTGCGTCCGACTGTGAGATCCGCAGGTACACCTGCGGATCCGTACTTCCTACCACGCAGACATCTACGTCCACAACGACTGGCACGACAGTCGCTCCTCAGGCTTGCTGCTTCCTCGATGCCGCTTGCGAGATGCTTACCCCTCAACAATGCATCGCCAGATATGGATCGCCCCAAGGCCCCGGAAGCACTTGCGAAACTGCGGATTGTCCAACTACGCCTGTACCTACCGGCGCATGTTGCTACCCTTCTGGCGGCTCCACCTTCTGCGCCACCGAGACGCAGGCGGACTGTTCGTTGCGGCTAGCTAGTGTCTGGTATGCTAACCAGAACTGCGATTCGTTTACATGCCCATCTTTCACTACTACCACGACAACGACATTGCCTCCGACCGGTAGGTGTTGCCTAAGAGCAGTTGAGTCGGGGGGTATCTTTTGTACAGAAGGTCTTACTCAAGCAGAATGTGATTTTTACAACTTCCCTAGCGTCCCCCAATATCAAGTTCTGGGATGGACTCAAGGTGCTTCTTGCTCTCCGGCAGATGTGTGCGGCACTACGACGACCACCACGCCTGTTCCGCTTGGGCGATGTTGTTTTGGTACTGAATACTCGCTCTGTGCCAGCGGCCAGACTGAGTCCTGGTGCGACCGGGCCAGCGGGTATTGGGTAGCAAATGAGACGTGTGCCCAGGCATCCTTCCCGTGTGGGCCGACCACGACGACGACCACAATTGCACCCACAACGTCGGTGACTTTATCACCTCCGTTGTTCCCATAACTATCTCACAAATTTTGCTGACTTAGAGACATCCTGTAGAATCAGGATGTCTCTTTCCATTTCAGCGGGAACAAATAAATGACCAAGCCCTTCCTTACCATCGCCATGGCGACTTACGATGACTTCGACGGCGTGTACTTTTCGGTGCAGGCGCACCGAATGTACCAGGACACCGCTCGGGATTGCGAGTTCATCGTCCTCGACAACAACCCCGACAGCGAACACGGAACCCATACCCGAAACTTTGTCCAGAGCCTATCGGCCAAGGACAAAGTTCGGTACATCGCCCACACGGAGTCGTCAGGGACGACTCAGACCCGCGAACGACTCTTCCGCGAAGCGGAAGGGCAGTATGTCATGGTGACGGATCCCCATGTGTTCCTCCAAGCGAACGGAATTCACCGCTTACGGGAATTCCTTACCAATTCGGATGAAGAGATGCAAAAGAATCTTTTCACCGGCCCTCTTTTATATGACGGCCTCTCGTTCGTTTCGACCCACTTCGAGTGCGTCTTCCGCGACCAGATGGAAGGCACTTGGGCGACGGCTTGGTGGCATCCAGACGGGGTTCTTGTGGTGACAGGGCAAACCGCCGATGGGAAACTCCAGATTCGTAAACTCCATCCCGAGGGCCTCGGAGAATGGCACGTCCTGGACGTGCCATTTGCAGGCCACGAACACGCATTGATGGGCCGAGGCTACAAGGTGGCCGGGTTCGACTCGAACGACCCGCCGTTCGAGATCCCGGCGCAGGGCTTGGGACTCTTCTGCTCGTCGAAGGAGCATTGGCTAGGATTCAATCCCGACTTCCGCATGTTCGGTGGCGAGGAATGCTACATCCACCGCAAGTACCGAGCGGCGGGCCGGAAGACAATCTGTCTTCCGTTCCTCAAGTGGAACCACCGATTCGGCAGAGTCGGCGGGCCGAAGTACCCGCTGACGATGGAAGGGAAGGTCAGGAACTACCTGCTTGGGTACAAGGAACTTGGGATGGACACTGAGCCTATCCGCAAGCACTTCGTAGACGAAGTTGGGGTTCCACAAGCTCAGTACGACATGATTGCTTCCGACCCCAAGAACTTCACTCCGTTCGTCCAAAATAAGGCCGCCCCCGTAGCCTTAGACGCGCTCTACAAATCCAACCTCGGAATGCTACTACCTACCGCCGCAACATCGCTAGGCGATGTTGCAGAGTTCCTAGTCAAGAACCCTCGGGATCTTGACCAGCATATCAACGCATTCATGCGTTGGACAATTGGGTGCGATGCCGCTATCGAACTCACCGAACGGCGAGAAAGCTCTGCTTTCTTGCTCGCAGCTATGGGGCGTAAAACATGCTCGAAGCCTACTTGCGGAGACGGGCAATGCTCCAAGAGTTGTCAAAAGGTCGCCGAGGTGTTCTCTTGGCAAGAGGAGGATGACTCGCTCATTCAGATTCTCCAAGATTTGGTGCGAAATCACGCCGGTCGGCCTTTGTCGTACACTGTGACAAAGGCGAACCACGATGAGATGGTTCGAGAAATCCCCGAGGGGGATTTCTTGTTTCTTGACACCCGCCATACAGGCGAGCGATTATTGCAAGAGCTAACCACCTATGCTCCGAAGATCCGCAAGCGGATCATGATTCACGACACAGCAACTTACGGACTGGTCGGCGAAGGGGATACCAAGGGACTCTGGTGGGCCATCAAGAGTTTTATCGCTGCGAGTCCAGAATGGTTCGTCGCCGAGCATAATGACAAGCAGTACGGCATGACCGTACTCTCTCGCGTGCCTGAGGATCGCCCGGAAAATGAGACGAAGCCTTGGCCCAAGACCGACAAGGAAGGCAAGCCTTGTGGTTGTGGAACCAACCTTAAGGCATGGCTCAAAAAGATAGGCATCGAAGCAACGCCAAACTGCTCTTGTAATCAAAGAGCGAGGATAATGGATTCCCAAGGCGTTCAGTGGTGTAGAGATAATCTTGAGCTAATTCTGGACTGGCTAAACGAAGAAGCCACCAAGAGAAACCTCGGTGGCTTATTCGTGCGTCCGGTTGTGAAACTAGTCGTGCTTCGCGCAATCAGCAAAGCTGAGAAGGACGAAGCCGCAGGGCTATGCGGCTAGCTGCCGTCTTACTCTTGGCCGGGTCAAGGTGTCGAAAGCCGCATGCCGATACTTAGCAGTTGAAGCCAGTGCTGGGATTTCATTCTCAGTTCTGATAAATTGCGAAAAACATCTGACTGCTTAAGTCGATGGCAAGTCTCGGTGGGTAGGTGCTTCTCGTACATAAATACTGGACAACCCACACTGTGTGCGACGTGGCTTATGCCACTGTCGCACCCCACGAACAACGCACACTGCGATAGATTTAGGCACACTTCCTGTAGACTCATATGCTTGCCCAAACGGATACATCTGTACCCAAGCTCCTCGAAATAATTTAATATTTGCGAGGCTGTCTGTTCGTCTGGATTCTTGTGGGTGTCGGAAGATATGCCGTCAAATTGATAGCATACCGTCTTGGTCACATTGATTATGTCCCAACGGAACCCAGCATCTACTGGCAAGGCCGGGAAGCACCAATTCAACCAAGCGTCGATTTTGTGCGTACCTTGTTCGCGTACCAAGATCGGAGCATAACGAACATGCTGATTGAACAAGGCTTCGATTTCCGTAAGGCGATCTACGAAGTCGAAACCTGCGTTGATCGTTCCGAGTTCGTATCGAGTTTGATGCATTTCACCTACAACAGCCATCAAACAGTAGCTCGTCCAGTGATCCCCAAGATTGTTGTTGTGTATCGTATAGATTTTGCGATTATTGGTCACTTGCAATACTCCTTTGGGTAAATCCTGATGGTCTTCTGTATCATGTGGGCCTCGTAACTGTGGATAAAAAACCCATCTCTTTGCTCCACAGAGCTTACAACATTATGGACTTTGCTGAGGTCGTTTACGGTTCTGAGCATCTCGTCGCGGGTTTGCTCCGACCGCGCCTTAAACGACACCATTCGGGTGTTACTGATCGCCCTGCCATACTCGCGAACCCACGCACCGGGCTCAATAGCTAGCAGAGCTTGCATGAAATGCGAAGCGTTCAAAGGACGCTTCGCGTCTAGCATCCTCTTGGCTTTTTTCAGAAGCCTACGCTGCAAAGCGTAGGCTTCCTCCTGCGTCCTGATCTTTCGGTCTGCTCTGTAGCTATAGAATCCCATAGGAGGGTGCTTGCCGGGCGACCAGTGGCACACATATATCTCGGCAGGTGGGTTTTTCTTTTTCTTACTCATCATTGGGTTTAGTAAAAGTTAATCCGATCCCTCGCCAATCGGATCGGTCGTTTTCGTGGAAAATAGGTTGGCCGAGTTCTGCGCGTTTTCGCATCACTTCGATTTTTTCAAGAGATCCGGCAGGGGCATCCGTACCGACGAACATGGCTTGTGCCACGTCGTCGTCGATTGGTGTGTTACCGTATCTCAGGACATACTCGAATCGGTCACTGCTCATGCGTTGATCTCGTCGGGTCTGTAGAAGATAACTAGTACGTTAACCCTTTTGTAATGCCAGAACGCCTCGTCAACTGTCATGCCGATTGATACGTTCACAGGGCAATAGCCATCCGCCAGGGGGGCGGGGAACCATGCCAAGTCACCCGGTCGGATCGTCTCCCACCAATCAAGTTGCCGCATTACGCAATCTCCAATCTGCTATCGAAGTCCATGAATTCTTCAATGTGAGTGACCATGATGATCTGGACACCCATCTCCTGTGAAAGCTCAGACAGTAGTGCGCGGACGTTGCTGCGGTAGTGCGACGAGACGAACCGGAACGGTTCGTCCAGAATCAGAACCCGAGCGGGTTGAGGACGTTGTAGCATAAGGCAAGCGAGCCGCAAGCCGAAAGCCGCCACGTCTAAAATTCCGCCGCCGCACGATTGGAGGGGGTCAAGCTCGTGACCTTCCGCATCGACGAGGACGCCGCGCACTTCTGTCTGGCCCCGTTTCTGCTCGAATACGAGCCGAAACGTAAGCCCTTGGTCAGGGAACACCGCCTGCAAACATCGGGTAACAACGTACCCGATGCGTTTCTGGCAAGCCTCCTGGCACTCCATGCTGACTTGTTGGATAATCTCTTTGGCCGCCAAGGCGGCTTCGTATCGTTCTCGCAAGTCGTCGATAGACGACTTGCTGCTTTCGACCGCCATGACGGCAGCCCTATGCTTACTTGAGGCCACCGAGAGCGTTGATTGCATCTTGGTTAGCCGCAAAAAATTCGTCACACTGTTGGTTGAAAGCTGGTTCATTGGTTTCGATGTACTGTTCGAGTTCCGTGATTTCTGCTTGCGCTGACTCAATCGTCTCGTGTCCGAGATCCTTGAGGTTGCGGAGTAGTTGCTCCTTCTGCCCCTCCAACCTCGTTCGCAGAGTCTTGGCTGACTCTAATTTCTTTTGAATTTCCGCATAGTCCACAATCGGTTCTCCTGGCTTTCAGTGTGCATGGTTTATTGCCTGCCCCTCCGTAGGGGCAGGCAATGTATTGTACGTCTGGGCTAGGTACTTCTGGAATACGGTAGACCAAGTTTTTACAGATTACGCAGACAAAATCAGCCATCTTGTTTCAAATCTGCAAGCATCTGCCTAAGGATATGGGCAGTTCGGGGCGGGGCAGCATCGACGGAACGCTCTAGTGTTTCTAGGAATGAATCACCAGTGTGTTGGAGATCCTGCAACTCTTGAATGACCTCGGAAGCGATCTTGGACTCCTCGACCTGCGGTTGCCACGATTCGAGCCATATTGGCTCGGG